TCTGGGTCAAAAATCTTAATGTGTCCTTGAACGTGTAAACCACCGTGTTCGTCTGGTTTACGCTCAAGTTCTGAATTTTCAGGTAAGGTTTGCATATTATTTTCTTCCGTATCTAGAGTATTTATCTGGGGTTTAATCATGGAGTATAACTCCTCTCTGCTTTGATGAATTCGGCCCACTCGGTGGTGCTAGAATCTAGTGTATCACCAGTTCCGTATGCTTTCCACAAGTAGTCCTGTTTAATTGTTTTGCCTGTTACACTAACATTACCAGTGCTGAGTACTTCACCTAGTATGTTGAGTGCAGTAACATTGGCTGTGGTTGTGGTTCCATTGATGCTTACATTGGCATTTGCAATTCTCAAATTACCATCAACAAAGTCCACAGCAACCACATTGGCATTTGCTACAGTTTCAAGTATTCTAACATTTGCTGTAGGTGCAGTCATGGTCATGTAGTCACCAATGTTAGCACTGATTGTGTTGTTTAAGGACACACGCCATGTAACGTTGGCAGCAACTTTCTTTTCGCCTGTTAATGAATCTGTTGATGTTAGTGCTATGTTTGGTAACTGTTGTGCCAACGAACTGTCAACTACACGTGCATTAGCATAGTGTACATTTGCGCCAGTACCATCAACTCCTCTACGCAACTGTGAAATTGTGTTAGCATATACCTGCTTAACGTTTGCAGTGTTGATATATGCTGTGGTATTAGCATATACATTTCCTAATACTAGGAAAACATTATTGCTGTATGTAATCAAACTATCTGTTGCAAACTCAGTGTTGGCTGTCCACACATCAGCAGTAAGTATCTTAGCATCATCGTACTTCTGATAGTAGTAAATCAATTCGCCGTTAATAAACACTTCACCTGGTGCTCCGCCAACTCCTGTGCCTGGATCCGGTAGCAAGGCAGCGTTGTCAACAAATATGTTAACATCGTCAAGAGCCAAATTGGCAGTAAGTGTTGTGGTGCTGTTTGCACTTATTCTGTAGTATTCTCTGTTACGGTCCATTGGCTCAAACACTCTAAAGCCATAACTTGCGGTATTAGAAGCAGTATTAGTAAACACACGCATTTCAAGCGTGTCATACATTCTGCCCGGAATTAGTTCTTCTGGTGCATGACTATTGTAAGCATCCAAGTAGAAACCACCAACAATGTTTATGTCTTCTGGTCTAGTTCCTAGTGCGGTGTCTGTGTAGAAACTTGCAATATTGCTGTCAAGTATGTCATCAATGTACAGGTTACTGATCTTAACATTAGCAGTACCAGAGCTTAGTACATCCATAACATTAGCAGTGGTTGCAACACCGTTGACACTTACAACATTTGCGTCTAGTTCCAGCCAGCCATACTTTTCTTGTATAACTGCAATCTGTGATGCATTTGTATAATCATTCAGTACTCTTGCATTAGCAGTTGTGTTTGCTTGTGTTATGTAATCGCCAGCACTGGCACTTATGGTATCGCCTAGTGATAGTGTAACTACACTTTCAATTGGTTGTCCACTAAGCATCATCTCATCACGTGACAAACTTACTACTCTAAATGTTGCATTGTTTTCAAAGTTGAAGTTGTCATACATGCCTTCAATTTTGATAGGGTCATTTAGATTAAATCCACGATCGATAAAATCTACCTGCTGTGTGTTTGCACTGGTAACTTTGTGTCCTGTGTAGTTGAATCCAATTACATTACTTGTTAAGGTGAAGCTGTTAGATGTAAACGTCTCTCCAATTACCTTGTTGCCAGGGTAACTTGTGCCAAACATTAGTTGATTGATGTCTTTACTAGGTCTACCAAAACTAGGTACGTAGTAACTGGTTATTCTGTCTGCGGCACTTAACAACACATTACCGCTATCAATTTCTGTAAAGCGTGTAAAGTCAAACACACTTTCAGAACTTACGTTAGCATTAGTTGCCAAGTAAGCAGTGTTGTTGTAGAATATAATATTACCACTGGTGATGTACAAGTTGCCATCTATTTGTGTAATTCCGTTGCTGTTGAAATTGTACTGTTGTACAAAATCACCTACATCATCTGCTACAAACAAGCGTGTACCGTCGTGTCTCATGTACATGCCGGTTGGATTAGTTGCATTCAAATCTGCTGAATTGTTAAGTGTGGCAGTTGAAATATTCCAAGCAGTTGAAAGTGTATAACTCCATATCTTATTGTACTGTTGTCCGGTTACAAACAGTTCTTTACCATCTTCACGGAAGCGCATACCTGTTGGGGTATTCTCTTCACTGGCTACACTCTTGCTTCGTGTACTGTATGTTGCACTGCTTGCTAACCACGGAACACTAAGTTCGTATTCAAACACTGTGTCATTTGCTGTACCTAATACGTACATTCTTGTACCATCTGTACTAAATTCAACACTAGTTGCACTTGTTTCTTGACTGTTAATGCTTACAACACTAATGTTAGCGGCTGTATTAACAAACCAAGGTGTAGCAAGTCTATACTCATAAACGCTGTTACTGGTGTCACCAACAGTGTACATGCGAGATCCATCTTCCCTAAAGAATAAACCTTGTACACTAGAGTCTTGAACATTTACATTTGCTACAGCAACATTACTTGCTGTTGTAACTTCCCATGGTGTACCTAGTGTGTACTCATAAACACTATCGGATGTATCACCTGCGATGTACATCTTAGTGCCGTCAGGTTTGAAGTATACATCTGTAACCGTTGAGTCTTGAGGCGCAACGTTTGCATTGCCTCCAAGTTTTATTCTATTTAGATCATAACTGTTTGCAAAGTTGCCATTAACAACAATAGTATCTTCGTAAGCAGTATTAGCTTTCCACTGTGTTACATTGCTAGTATAGGTTATTCTATCAAACTTAATTGTGCTGTCTATGCTTCTAACTGTGCTGTATGCACCTTGGCTATCGAATTCACTGCTTAATACTGCGTATGCGGTTGCGCCTTCGCCTGCACCGTTAATCACAACGTTTGGTGTAGTAGTATAGCCGGAACCAGATTTGAGAACAGTAATGCTGGTCACAGTACCATCTGCGGCACTAATTGTTGCAACTGCATTTGCTCCTGACCCGCCGCCTCCTGAAATTTCAACGTTAGGGGCAATTGTGTAGTTTTGTCCTATGTTACCAACAATAATTTCACCAACTTTCAACTTGTAGTTGTCAGCGTATGGCTTATACAAGTCAGCCGTGAAATATGTACTGTCAGACGCAATTTGTATATTTGGTGAACGGAAGGTATTTTCGTCAGCATACCAACGTGCCGGAATGTCAAAGTCTGTCCAACTACCTGTTGCTGTATCAGTTTTAGTATAAACAGGTATAAATTCTTTAAGTTGTGTTCTATAAGGCTTTACTTCGTTTATGTACTGCTCATAGAAATCTTGATTGTCTTTACTATAGGTAGGAATCTGTTCAAGTGATCGAATGTTATGTAGTACATCAATGAAACTGGTTTTAAACACCCAGTCTGGATTTTTCTGTTCTTCGAAGACATAATTTATTACTTTGAAGAACAATTTATTAAATTCAGAAGCCAAACTATCAATAAAGATCTGGCTGAACAAACTATCAAAAATACTTCCAGTTTCTGTGCCTGCTTGCTTGTCAAATGCCAACGAGTCAAAAACAGCACTGTCAAATCCTAATGTAGTTGTTGTGTCGTATAGTGACGTACTTAGTTTTACTGTGGCATTCTGTGCCGCGATCAGCGTTAGTTGTCCTGTAGTTTCGTATCTATAGATAGACCAGTTTCCTGCTCCGTCATCTAGTATTTTTATATACTCGTCGTCTAGCAGAGTCAGCTTTTGAATATCACCATACATAGGAACAGTATGTGCTATAGCATTACCTACAATGTAAGTACTGTCATACCAATCCGACGGTGTCCACCACAAGTCTGTTTTGTAACTCTGGCTACGAATTAATTCAAACTCTCTTGTTATGCCATTAAACTCAAGCAATGACCATCTATTTTCATAGCGGCTGTCCTGTGGGATCAAAATAGTATAACCGTCAGCAAAGTCCGTGGTGTCTAAATATTCTACATCTGTATATGATGCCACTTGTGCATCATAACTAGCAGGGAATGGTTCTTGTGTGTATAAACTGGTTGCTGTAGTAGTCAGCAATACTGGATGCAGTGCTAACATTCTATTCGCTTCAGTTACAAAAACTTTCGAGGCAGTAGTTCTGTTAACAAATAGTGCTTGTCTAGGGTCAGAGAGTATACCTAGTCTGTCTTGTGGCTTCAGTGTAACGTCAGGTACTAATCTACCTGTACTATCTTCGCCTCGTAAACTATCACGCAGTTTATCTATTACACGCTTCGGAATAATACTTGCGGGGTTACCTTGTTGTATTAACCCAAACTCATTGTGTATCAGCTGATCGTCATCGATGATTTGTGTGTCTAAATGCAACACAACGTCACTGCCTGTAGTCTTTTCGTTTATGTTATACAAGTTAAGACTGCTAGGAGATGTCAAGCCCACATAAGGTATATTTTGATCCTTAGGGCTGGTTATGTATTGTTCTAATCGGCTGGTACTGATCTGACGTTTTGCAATATTTGCATCAACCCCGGACTTTCCACTTACCCAGAAATAGTATTTGCTTACAATAATACCAGTAGCAGGATCAACAAAAGTTGATTGTGTATAAGCAGAATCATCTGCATTCTTAGGTACACCGTCTCCGCCATTGGCTACATATTGGCTAGGTAGTACATCACTTTCTACCCATTCATAAATTGTTACTACACTACCCGGGAATAAACTTCCCCAGTTGATACTTCTATACAATAGAGTGCTTTGCTCATAGTCAATAAAGTTAGCTACACTGGTATCCCACCATGTCTTGCCGATTTGCTGTGTAGTCCAATAAAAAGAATCATTGGATATAACAGCACCGCTTGTTGTAGTATTATAAGAAGCAGGATCAAATTCTTCTATATAATCAAGTTCTTGTTCTACTACTCCCAACAGTTTGCCTTTAGCAGGATCTAATATATCTAAGTAATTAATTATAGTCTGCGATTTTTTATTATAGATAAACGCAGAGTTCAGTGCGTCAATCGCTACCCTTGGTTCCTTGTATCTAAGCAATTCCCATCCTGGCTTGCTGTTTTCGTTGTAATATGTATAAGCACTTCCGCCACCAACTTTAACATCTGAATCGTTAGTAACACCAATGACCATGATATCATTCACAATATCAATATCAGCACCATAATCATCACCGGTCTCAATGCCTGGTGCAGTTAGTTTTTGGCTAAATGCAAATATTGATGGGTTGTCTTCTGACTCGTAAGGGTTAGCTATGAGATCATATAGGTAAACTGCACCCGAATCTTTAACTATCTTAACAAACGTAGTAGATAAACTATCAAATGTTGTTACTGTTTCAGCTACGTCAAAAGTCGTAGGGGTTGTGGTATCTGCGCCTTCGCTAGATATTGCTAACTTACCAACGCTTTGGCTAATTCCTATCGCAGTACCAAATTTTTCTCCAATCTGATTAGGATGGGTTACAACTTGTGTATGCTTGTAAATCTCTATTCCGAGATCAGTTAATCCAGTACCTGTGCTTGCAGAGGTAATGTTAAGTTTTTCTGTAGCAACTTGTACATTGCTTGTAATTCGTAGCCTCCAATGGCTTTCTGTTTCTCCCGATGTTACATTACTGATAAACACTAGAGCGTTACTTGCAGTAACTCCCGGGATACTTGTTACATTAATATCGTTGGCTACGTCTGTTATAGTAGTTCCTGTAAACTCTACTGGTCTATCATTGATAACGATACTATCACCTACGGTGACAGTAGCATTGCTTACTGTGCCTGTTACGTTACCGTAAACTCTTCCGATGTTTACTAGTCTATAGACCGCTCCCGAACTATATTGATTTGCAAAATAAGACGGGGCACTTCCGTATAGATTACAGCCAGTACCGCATAATTGAATGTCAGTTCCAAATCTTTGTCCATTGACTCCTGTTAAGCTAGGAGGAATAATTTGATCTTGTATAAAGTTATTGGTTTCGACTGTTAGTGTAAGTCCTGCTGTTTGGACATCTGGAAACTGTACAGTACTTGGTGCAATTACATAATAATCACTGCCCTCTACTAACTCTACACCATTCAATAATACTCTATAGTCGTTAGCAAAAGCGTCCGGGGCTGTAAATGATGACGATGTACCGTCTGTAGTAAACTCTGTAATCGTTCTATGGTATGCATACAATAAGCCTTCGTTGCCCTGTGTTCCCACAACTGCTGTGTCGCTTCCAACAGTAAGTACACTACCGTCCGAATTTGTAGCAAGGCTTGATCCAAAGTTTGTACTAGCGTTTCCAGTTATTGTTGTAAGGTTTGTGTAGAAGCTACCACGTTTGAATACCTGTATAACCTCGTTAGTTGCTGGTGGTGTTACAAATGTAATTGTTTCGCCGCTTACACTGTATTCAATGGTCGGTACATACTCTACTGCACGTAGCTGTGAGTACACAACTACTTCTGTTGGATCACTTGTGAGTATGGATACATTACTAAATGTGCCTGTAGCCACAGACTGCGTGTCTGACACAATGTTGGCTGCAACATTGGCTCCGTTAATTGCAATAAGATCTGTGTCAGTAAATGCCGCAACGTTTCCTGTAATAATAACAACATTAGTGTTAGTTAAAACTCTAGTGCTGTCAAACACTACTGTACCACTTGCTGTTGATGTCGTGCCTGGACTTTGATACGTTATAGTATCGTTTACCGCAACACTAACATTAGCATCTAGTACTAGGTTATAACGTTCAACTGGTAGCAAAACTGGATCAACTGCTGTTCTCAAATTCAATTGGTAACAGAAAACTTTATTTGCACCACTAGCACCAATATACAAATAGTTTGCATCTCTACTGATTGCTAAACTAGATCCAAACAAATCACTTGGGCTACCTGAGTCATCAGTTAATATTTGTTGTATGATACCATCTTTAAAGATGTAAACATAGCCTTTTCCGCTTGAACTGTCTGGTGCGCTAACTGCAACATATCCTTGCGCATTTACTACTTTGTGTCCGAAGCTGTCTAGTCCTGTGCTGTTTGCACTTAAAGCAAAACTCGCCGTCCACGAATTGGTAACGGATCTAGTAAATGCATTAACTCTACCCTCGCCTGATCCTGGCGAACCAACATACATCAATTGAGCAAGATTAGGCTCTATGCTAATTGTTTGTCCAAAATTATCATTGCCAGATAATTTACTAGGATCTAGCTCTGCTTTGCTGTTATAAACCCACGGGCTTGTTTTATTGTATACACCCCAGTTTCCGTTACTGTCTAAATTTTCTACCCATACCTTGTCATTCTCTAGCCATCCACTTACTGGCATAACACTTTGTATGTCAACAGGGTTACTTATTTTAGCACTGGACAATTTATACAACAATCCTGATCCACTGATTACTGCTTCTTCCTGTAATGCTTCCAGGTTTCTTGTTACTGTAATACTAAATCTAGTAGTGTCAATGATGTTATCTACTTTGTATGCTCCATCAAATCTATCATCAAAGTTTTTAATAACAACTACATCATTAACTGCTAGTCCGTGATTTTCATTAAACACAACTTCTGCAGAACCGTCGTCTCGGCTTCGCAGTATAAACACTAAACCTTCTATATAGGTTGCTCTGAATACATTGAAGCTGTTGTTAAAATCTTTAGCTACCCAAATTTTGTAGCCTGTTCCTATTTTGTCAATTAATGCAGATAATGAATCATAGTTATTTAAATTAAACAATGTAGCGTCTACGTCTGCTAGGTTTACAAAGCCCGCTACCGGTAAAGGACGTAACAATGGAAACTGTGTGCGGTCTTCTGTTACGAATACGTTTGCATTGTAAGTGCCAGATATCTTGTAGATATCGTTTTCGGTCAATGCCACAGCACCTTCTTGAGCAACATTGTTGCTGTCTGTATACTGCACAAGTGTAGGATTGTTAGTAATCGTTGTATCGCTTAACGTTGTTTCTATAAACGCATTTGTATCCAATGCTCCGTATTCGCCTACACGGAAAGCCCAGTTTTCGTACCAATCAATGTCGGTATCTAAATTTCCAAATGTTCCACCTTCTAGTGCGTTAATAGAGTTAGGTGTACCTTTTTGTGTAATCAATCCTTGGTAATACTTTGATTGGGTAGTAACATCTATACCTAAATCAGTAAAGTACTGTCTTTCTCTGAATCCAGTAATACCATCACTGAATAACTGTATTTCTTCGTTTGCAGGTTGATTGTCTATGTCATAGAAACTAGCGCCAAGTTGTGCGTTCGATGCAAGATTTCTCAGCATTCCGCTTTGTAGTTCAGATTTTTCAAACTGCTTCCACTTAGTAGTTTGGAAATTGGGATCAGCAGTTATGTTCTGTAATGCTGTGTAATATCTATTTTTGTGCTGAACTATAGACCCTTTGAGATAGTCAGTGCCTCCACTCCATACGTCAATGTTATCACTGCTGAACATGAACCCCGGTAGTTCTAAACTACCATTCCAAGAATCTGTTTTGTATCCAACAAACTTTAATCTATATTGTCTATTACCTAATTCCGGAACATAGATAACATCGTTGAATTCAGTAACGTTGTCCAGTATCAATAAGTGTTCTGTTTGCACTAAGTTTAGTTCAGCAAAACCCACTGACTTCTGTCTATTAGATTGGAACGTAAATAGGTTATCCTCTCTATATACTGAAAATTCATTTTTACTAATTGGTTTAAAGTTTAAGTCAAGTACTCTACTGTCAAACGGTGCATTCTTAATTTCGTCTACAATGGCTGTTTGTTCGAATACTTTTACTGTGTCACTAACTGGACTTAGGACAAGAACACTGTTAACCTTCCATCCTTGTGTCGTCCAGTGAACAAATTCTCTAACACTTAATACGAAATCTTTTTGTTGTTTAAGAGCGTCTTCGTTGTCTACAAAAATAAATCCTTGACTTTGTAGGAATCTTTGATAACCGACTAAGAAGTCTGTCACTTGCTGTACACTATTAAATTCAAAACCGTAAGGTATTGTGATCTTTTGTTTCTTGAAGTCTCTGAATATCACAGCACGAACGCCACTTTCTTCAATGCTATACGCATTGTTGTTGGGCTCACTAGGAATAATGGTAAAGAACGGATTCGTAGTGTCGTAGCCGCTAACTGTATAACCGTTAGCACTTTTTTGTACAATTACAGCACTATAGGCAATCTTCCGAATAGGACTGCCTTTGTATATTTTTAAAGTGTAGTTGTCGTCAGGAATAACAACACTGTTATTAATGCTACTAGGACTGCTCTGCTCTGCTAGTAGTTCAACGAATTTTTTATCAGTATATCCTGCAACTTTGTTTACAAGTTGTACATTAAGTTTTGACAGGTTGTCGACCACTACTGTTGATGCAGATCCAGCACCCAAATTAGTTATGTAATCCTTAATCCAATTAATATACCCAGCAGTGCGTTGTGTTACACTGTTTGCATCCACATAACCGTTAACATGTAGCGATGTAGGAGTAATGTGCTGGCTCGTACCAGTTGTCTCGAACTGGCCTGTAAAACTGTTTCTATTGTACCTATGTACGTTTGCTTGCAATCCAAAGAACCTTGCAGGTTTTGCCAACGCTAGTGCTAACATTAACGCAAATGGGTATTCACTACTGCGTCTCCATGCAAGTTCAACAGGGCCTATATCTCCAACTGCATAACTTATGTTAGCTCGACTACTGTCAAAATCAGCAACTAGTATTTGCTCTGGGCTACGTAAATTGCCGTTGTCATCAACAGGTATAAACTGACTTAGGTTTGGTCTTTGGTAACGTAGATCAATACCTTGTCTTGTGCCGCTATGTATGTACCCTATACTTAAATCACTCCATAATGTGCTGTTTCCGCCTGTGTACGGAGCAACACCATACCTAGTATTCCAGTAGTCTGGTTTTTCACTAAAGCCCAACATTTCCCATGGATGTGTATGTGGTCTATCAGTATCATAGAAATACCTATAAATGCTTCTCCAGGTACCTGGTAAAGTTTCGCCATTGACTACATCTATAAATGCTTTGTAGTTCCAAGTAAACGGGTCGCTTGCACTGAAGTAACTGTTTGTTGAAAAGTCAACTCTGCTTGTGCCTACCCATGTTAAAAATCCTTGACTAAGAATTTGAGTAAACTCTGCTCTGGTATAGTCAGTATCTCTGAACTTGCCAGGCATGTAGTCAATAATGTCAAAAGTATTAGTATCGTAGGTAACTTTAATGTTATTGTAAATTCTGCGTTCTAGTTCTAACAACAAATCGTCTCTGAAGTCATTGAATGCAGGTGTAATGCTTCCGTCATGTCCTTGGATTACATTAACTGGTGTGCGTAGTGTATTGTCCAAATACTTCTCAGGAATAAACTTTGGATACATACCCATCTTGGTTGGAGTTTCAGGAACAAAACTCCCATCTGTATCACTGTACTCTACGATATCTATTAGGTCATTAAATAATAATTTAAAATTACTTGTAAAAGTAATTGCGGCACGATCTGTATTAAATGTATAATCTCTACCTTTTACTACTAACGACTTTGTTGTTACATTGTCGATAGTCCTAGTTACATAAACCAAAACAGATTTATTGTTTGGCTGAGTATCATTGAATATACTTGTAATTTCATACGACACAATGTCTGGATCAATCACAGTATAGGTAGGTATCACAGTTCTGTTTTCATCACCGTGCGGTAGCATATCACTTTGGTACCACGGGAAACTACTGTTCTTAACGCTGTGCATCTGTAGAAGCACTGCATCAAAACTAGTTTGTACATTGTTTAGATCTAAATTAATTTTGCCTGCAACTTCTAAGAAGTTCTTTTTAAATTTTGAATACTCTCTATTGGCTAACTTAATAGCGTTAACCGCATCCATTGTTGGATGGTTTAAGAACAGCCCTGCATACACAGCAGGAGCACTGTGTTGCAGTATACTTCCAGATGTGTTTTTATACTCAATGTCTCTTAGGTTACTGCTTCCAGGAACACTACCGACAACATTAAGGCTGTTGTTCTTCAATTCAGTTAAATGATTGCGCATCTGTCCTAGTGTAACCGTAGACAGATTTTTGTTTAGAGTATTGATATCTAAGTTAATAGGAACTTCGTAGTGTGCGTTGGCTGTTACAGGTACGTCTTGATTAAAGATGGCAACAAATACTGCATCATTTTTTGTAATAAGATCAGGATTAACCAATATGGCAAATTTATCTACAACTTTTGTAGTTGCAAAATTGCCTACACTTAGAATTTTATTATTTACATAAACTTTAATATGTGGGAAATCTGTACTTACATCAGGAAGATGATCAACTGGGAATAAGTTAGTAACGCCGTCGTAAATAAAATCATAGATCTTAAATTGTTTACTAAAGTCTCTTGCGATCTGCCAGATGTTTTCTCTACTGCAAGTTGTGGTTGATGCATTTTTCTGTAAGTAACCAGCATTGACTTTTTGTGTAGTTACAACATTAGTATCGCCTGTTAGGTAAGTGAATGTTTGAGAATCAAAAGTATTTTCAAATTGAATATCACCTTGATTTGCAAAGTTTTTATAACTTAAAGGGAAGCCCAGTACCTTATCGTTATTACCAGTTCCCCGCTTGTAGGAAATTACTTTAGATCCAGTAAATGTTGTACCAGTATATGTACTTGCATCAGCATAACTTATACCTGTACTGTCAACTATGTCGAATAGAGGTTCTTGGTTGTTTGCTGTTTTTTCTTGTGCTATTGTCCAACTTGTGCCGTTATAGTGCCATCCCTTGCCACCGTTTGCGCCCGATAGGACTAGCACAGTATTATTGTCTACAACAGTTGCATCATCTGCTTCAACTAGGTATGCTTTATAAACATCACTCGGGTCATCTACTGCTTTTTCAATTGTAAAGTTGTAAATCTTGTTTCTTACATCGTTGTCTGTGTCGTTTGCAAATACTACTCTATCGCCAGTTGTAAGAGTAAGTGTCCCTACAGTAAAAACTGTTGTGTCGACTGATACTACACCTTGCACCTGCTGGAACGCACGAGTAATGGTTGTATCTAATATGTCAACAGGTAGCTTGGCAACCGCTCCATTATTGTATAATTGATAATCTGCTTCAAATTCTATGATAGGTCTGCTGGCACGTTGTGTTTGGTCCAACAATACTTCTTGATCAAGATAGCCTGCTGTTTTCTCTATTACATCTATGTGAACCCATCTATTAGCACGGCTCCATGCGTTTCTATCTAAACTAGATCTATTAATTGTGATATAATCAGGAAACTTTGGTTGCAGATATACTTCAAAACTTGCACCTGATCCTGATCCGCCTGTAACTGTTACAGGGTTAGTAGGTAGGACTGTGTAGTTTCCTCGTTCCTTAATCTTGAATGTTTTGATAGGTCCAGACTGCGGTGCTGTAACTGTAATTACAGGGTTAGATTCATAACCACTACCACTACTCGCTAGTGTAACTGCTGTAATAACACCATTGGTTATTGTCGCTGTGGCGCTAGCCAAACTTCCGCTGGCAGGAGTAGCAAAAGTTAACGTTGGTGTTGCCAAGTAACCACTACCGCCATCTACAATAGTAACTGCTGTAACTGAGCCCGAAGTAGGATCTATAGTTGCTGACAACACAGCAGTATCTTGAGTTATGCTATCAACAACTGCTACTGCCGCAGTAGTAAAAGTACCACCTTGGATAGTAACTCGATCATCGACTCGGTAGCCCAATCCGCCCGCTGTAACAAAACTGTTGTTTAGTGTTTCTACACTGATAAGCTCGTTCTCTGGGACCAGTCTTATACCTGTGCCTACACCCTCAACATAGTAGTTCTTGTTTTGCCAACTTGCTGGTACTGTAGAATCAAAATTAATTTTTAACCCGTTTGTGAATACCACACCATTAGGACTTATATAATTAAGTTCTCCTAGTATATCTGTGCTAGGATCTATAGTGTCAACACTAGGGTCAACTAGATTTATAATACCACTTGCGGCTGAATCAGCTTGATTCTGATAATATAAATTTGTAAGTGGTGCTGTGATATAAGGAACGAGTTCGTATACTGAATTTCTAACAAACCATTGTTTGCTTGCATACGTAGCACCGCCTGTTATTCGTACTTTGTGGTCTTCAGGAACAGCAATTTTAGGTAATAATAAAATTCTGTCATTGCCTTCTGCGTCTGGCTGTATTGAAACTGTATAAACGTTAGTCCTATCAGCGAGTGGGATCTGTACACTTTGATCTAGATAAACAATACCGTTCTCAGTCCTGGCAACGTTTATCCAAAAACTATCGTCGATGTATGCCCTATTTACAAAAACAACCGTGGCGCCGTCTAGGTATGCAACAGGACCGTCGATACCACCGTATGTGTTAATTAAGTCTTGTGGCTTTGCACCTTGCACTTGATTGAATGCTAAATCAGTAGCATAACTAACTGACTCTACAGTTGGGAAACTTGTGTACTGATCTTGTGCTGTTGCACTAGGGACTGTAAAAGTTACCGTTCCGGAATCTGTTCCGTTATTTGCAACACCAAGTACTCCCCTAGTTTCTACGTTACTCTGATCAGGGTCTATGCCATCTGTGCCTGGCTTGCCTTGGATCCAAAAATTATTTCCTGGATTATTAATTACGAATTCGTATACTCCACCACGTGCTAGTGTAATATTTGGGTTAGGCACATTACCACTGCCTGTAAATTCAAAAGCATTATTAACAGGATTATATGTTACTGTAAACGTTTGACGAGTACTTACACCAGTGCTGGTAATTTGTACTGGGTTTGGACCCAGGCTTAACCAATAATATTGACTGAAGTTAACAAACTTGTCAAAACTAATTCTAGGGTCATAAGAATAAAATTCATTGTCAAACAGTCTATTGTGGTTATTTGTAATGCCGCCTTCGTATCCAATTTTGTTAACAATGTCTACATAAGTTGTTGCATAATCTACTTTTTTAGTTAGTTGGTCTTTTATTACTACACCAGGCTCCAGCTGATAGTCTGCTCTTGATGCTGTTGGCTCAGATACATAACTGTCGTTCGCTTTGTAAGAAGGTGCTAGTTTTCTACCAATGTAGCCATTAACCTGTTTAAGATTGGGCTCACTGATTAACTGATCAACTGTGGCGTTTAAAAACTTTTTGTTAGTATCAGTTTGAAAAACGTCAGGTAAAAACTGATGAGTTTTGAATGCTGCCATTGCCTACCTTCCTATACCCTATTAAGTTGTCCTGCTGTGATAGCAGAAATAATTTGTACATCATTAACTGTTGCCGCACTTACAAGTATCTCGTTTGGCTCTGTGTTAATTTGATATAAGTTACCAAAACTGTTTGATCCTGAATTAGGCACAATAATGATACTGCTTACTGTTGGTGTTAGTTCGCTGTGCAAATATGCACTCAGCTCACTAAAGTAAAATGTTTCGCCAAAGTCCCAATTGTTGATGTCAAAGTAAGAATTGATAGAATCAATTACTAAACTCTTAACTTCATTATCACTTACATTAGAACTTGGATTCTTAACTACCTTAAACGTGGCTCGTAATGCTGATTCGGCTTTGCTGCCAAACAAAGGTTTAAACTTTGCGGCATTATATATCAAACTGTCACTTACAGTTTTGAGATTTTCAATGGTGCTGTAATCTGTTTGCAAGTCTTCGCTAGTTGGTGCAATTGGCTCTTTTAGTGTTGCTGTTGTATCTGTAATGTATGCAGTGTAGTCGTCACTGTAAGCCTTGGTCAATATATACAAATCTATTAAATTATTCGGGCTAGGGTCTATTCTATTGTTGTTTGGGCTGTTATGCTTGTACTGGAACGAAATCTGCTCCCTACCAACTCTGGCAATATAGTTTGTCAACTGTGTTAGTGCTGTACCGCTGGATTGGAAAAACTTATTATCCGTGTACGCATAAAAGATTGTATTAATTGCGTACAAAGATATATTGTTTAATACATCGCTTTCAGTTGCGTAACTAGACACTATGTCGGTCCTTGTTACAGGATCATATTGCAAGAAGTTTACGCTGTCCTGCGACTGTACAAAGAATATATACTTGTTCTGTGGGTTAACCGTGGGCGCAACAAACGTGGTAAACAAATCAGGGTCGTCTGGTACACCGTCTAGATTTTCATCTAAAAATGTAACTAGTATTTTTCTATTGTCTTCTGTACCGTCGCTGGCAATAACACGATTATCAATCTTCCAGGTTTGCGAATAGAAAATACTGTCTGAACTGTCAGGTTTTGTATTGGTTCTTAATAACTTTATCTCGTCAATAAGTGTAGTTGCTGTTCTTGAATCGTATACTTTTGCATCTGGATTAAAATAAAAACGTGTTTCCCTTACACTTTGGAAAAAGTACTTTGTTCCTCTACTGACTACGTTGTATTCTTGATTATCGTAACTTAATTTCAAGAACCAACTGTTATCTAAATTAGTTCCTGTTGTACTACCTGCATTAGTTAGACTAAACTCGCCAGTACCAATGTTTGCTTCAGTAACAATTTTCCACTCCATGTCACTTACATCGTAACGTAGAGCAAATGTTTTGTAACTTAATATATTATTAATAATAGTAGTAATAAGTGTTGATGGCCATGAATTTTCAAATACTGGAATCACTTCTGCTACTATAGCAGTACTTGGGACAACCACGCTTAGTATAGCATTGCCTACTCCAGGAGTGGGGTAACTAATTATGCTTGCCCATATGCTGGTGCGCTGGAACTCTGTTGTAGGAGTTCCTGTAACCAGTTGATTTTGTGCATTAAAGTACTTGCCGGACGGAGCATTAAACTTTACAAGAGCTCCTTGTGTTAAGAACACATAACTGTCAGAACTGAATGTGCCAGTACTGCGCCCGCTACTGTTAGTAACTTGTGTCCAAGTTGCTGTTGGTGTTTGGCGTGTTGCTGTTCTGTAGTACAGATTCTTTACCTCTGACTGCGAAATAAGATTTTGTATAGAAGTTTGTACTAAGTTACTTACTTCACTCCTACTGGTAAACTGAAATGTAACTGCTGTGGTAGATACGTCTTCTTTGTAGATCTCGCCATCTTCAGCAAAGATATTTGTGCTGGAGTATTTGCCTGTTGCGTCAACAACATCTAAGTATCTGCTTATGCCTGAACTGCTTCTATTAACAGCCTTGGCTTTGAGTATGGTGCTAAAAGTGGTATATGGTAAGACATTATAGTCCTCGCCCGATACCATGCGATTCTGTGTGTAATACTGTTGTGGTGCTTTTGTTCTAATCTCGTCAAGTGATTCGCGACTGGTTGCATTAGTAACCGTATACTGTAAACTAGCACGAACTGTTAATGTTTCAGTACGTCCTGTTTTACTACGATAAGGAATGCTAACGTTGATAGAGCTCATCTCCTCTGGTGTAATCTTATATGTTTGATTGTTTGACAATCTGTAATACAATCTAAAATTACCATCTGGAATGTTTGTGAACGATCCGTCTCCAAATATCAAATCAATTTGATCATTTGCTCGTGTACCGACGCTGTACAGATTTCTTTCTGCAGTATTGTTGTATATAACATTGATTCCGTTAACTGCTGGTACTTTAGTCCACTCTGTGTCAATGTTACCATTGGTATCTAATCCATACAACCATACGTCATTGTTATTGATGTTATTAAAGTTTACATTTACAACACGGTTAGGTAAACTTTCACTAACATTAAAATCTAAGTTTAGTAGTTCGCCCTGTTTAAAGTAAAAGAAATATCCAGTATTGTTTGATGCGTTGCCTTGATTGTCATTCTTGTATAGGAAATTAAAAATACCGTTAGGCTGTGGATCTTTTTCGTAGACATAATTATAGTCTGCTGTTGATGCGCTTACAACTTCAAATCTTGTAGTAATTCCTGATATGCTGGCATTGAACGACTTAACTGGAATAATGTTGTTTAACATCTTTACAGTATACTCATCAGTTTTGATACCATTCAGTGTTTTTGTTGCTCCAGGTTTACCTATAGACTGAGTAGTCAACAATGAAGCATTAAGTACAGCAGTAAATTGTTCTAGCCAGTTCTCGTTAGTACTGTCGTTCCAGTTGATAATAGTGTTTGCAAGATTATTTCCTTCACTATCGAAAACTCTTTCGCTGGTTGAAACACTTTGGAATTTTATAAAGCCGCTGGCAGGTATATTACGCTTTGGGTTGTAACTGATCAATTTGGCCAGTTTAAGAATACTGTCTCTACGCTCTGCTGTATCTAAAAAGTTTTCTCTAGCATTTAAATCTGTTCTAAATGCTAAACTTTGTCCCAAAAACGCAATTAAATCAATAAGTGCAATGTATTCACTTGATTCTGTAAAGTCATTAAAGTCTTCTGGGTAGTAAGTACGCAAGTACTCGATCATGCTCTTGCGTATAGTTTCAAAGTCAAAACTTTGAAAGTTAGCGTCTTTGAATGTTTGATAAATTTTAGTCCAATCCTGTTGAACTAATAAACTTGTTTGTCTTGTAGTAGTGGCCATATTGTCATTAATACCTGTTATTCAGTATTTATGGCATTTAAAATGTGCTACTATTATACTACAGCTACTTGTTCGCTGTTTGAGTTGAACTCTAACTGTAGGCTAGATGAGAAATTTCCTGGAAGGAATGTTAGCTCGATTTCAATCTTGAGACCTTGTTCAAATTCGTTTATAATCACACTATCTGCACGTAATCTGGGGTCGTATTTCACAATGCGAGTAACATCAGCTACTAAAATTGCTTTTAGATCCGCTGTCATAGGTTCGTAAAGGAGCCCCCAGATTATCGTACCGAAATCTGGGTTCATTAGTTTTTGACCTTTGTGTATGTTGAAGTGATTTATCAAGTCCTGTCTAACCAATTCAAAGTCAACAAGATGGAACTTTTTAACCCTATCAACAGTACTGAAACCTCTATATCGTATAGCCATATGTATATTTACTCCGTTTAACCGTTAGAAATAACTACCCCTGAGCCTAGCGTATTAAAAGCATATTTGCCAGCATTGTAAAATAGCGATCCTGGTCTACCTTGGCCGTCTACTATAACATCTGCGTCTTGTTTCCATTCTTTAACCTTGGAAGTTATAACTGATGTATAAACATTGGTTAGTCTCGAATCGAGAATATTAATATTTGCTCCTGCAGAGTCAATAGCTCTGAGCTTTGCTAATCCTTCAACGTTACTAAACAATGCACTTTGTACAACCTGTGTTGTTTTTATTGCAACATTAGTTAAGTCTTCAACCGTTGAATATAACTTTCGTTCGTTGATAGGTGTGGTAGATGTTATTGTAAACTTGTCAGCAATGTCAGCAATGCCACTGTCAACATAGTGTTGGTATGCTGTATCAGCACTGCCCAAGTAACTTAGCGTGTTTGATAATTGTACAGCAAGATTTGATGTACGTGCAATGATGTAACTTAGGTCTGTGTTGCGCAATCTTGATACTGTGCCTGTTGCAATGTTGCTGGTAATTGCTTTGCCTAATCTAAAGGTACTGTTGTTGGTAGTATCTGTCATGGTGTGTATTTCATAGATACCGTTGTATGTTCCGGCACCAGACACCTGCACTGGTAATCCTTGCACAAACAGTGTTCTCAATCCTGTGGGGGATACATCACTTAGTGATTGGTTCGCACTGCCGATACTGCTAACAGGATATTGTGCTGAACTGGTAACAGTTCCTGTGTCTACTGTAACAG